CGGACGTGGCGGATGTGGTGCGCGATGCGCGCGGGCGGCAGTTCGTGATCGACCAGGCGGAGCTGTTCGGCGGGATCTGGCGGCTCGCGCTTTCGGCGAGCATCGTCTGATGGCGGGGCAGCAGGATGTCGAGAACGCGATCGTCTCGCTGATCGCGACGGCTTGCTATCCGGCGGGAACGGCCGCGGCATCGGCGATCGCCGGGCCGGACGGGATGGTGACGTGCCGGGTCTATCGCGGCATGCCGAACGCGCCGGCGCTGGAGGCGGATCTCGCGCGGGGCGTGATGCATGCCACCGTGTTCGCCGAGCCGGGCGGTGTGCGCAACGTGACGCGCTATCCGCGCGAATGGATCGAGGTGGCGCCGGTGCCGGCGACGCTGTCGGTCAGCGTCGCGGGAATGGCGGCGACGTTCGCGGGGCAATGCGCGGCCGGGCAGCTCGCCGGCATCGCCGTCGATGGCGCGATCTTTCCCTATGCCGTGCAGGCCCGCGACACGCCGGCGAGTGTGGCGAGCAATCTCGCCGCCCTGCTGCGCGCGGCGGGGTGGCTGGTGAATTACGCGGGGACGACGCTGAGCGTGCCGGCGGCGCACGGGCTGATCGCCCGCGTCGTGGCCGGGGGCGTCGCGCTGCGGGAGATCAAGCGCCAGGTGCAGCCGTTCCGGATTTCGCTGTGGTGCCCGGACCCGCTGACGCGGGACGCGGCGACGGCGGTGATCGACCCCGCGCTGGCGGCGCCGCAGTTCATCGGCCTCGCCGATGGCGCGGCGGCGCGGCTGCGCTTTGTGGGCACCGAGACCACGGACAGGTCGATCGATGCCGGGCTGTACCGGCGGGACCTCATTTACGACGCGGAATATCCGACCACCGAGGCGATGACGACGCCGGCCATGCTGTTCGGGGTCGGCGGGATCGCGGCGGACGGCGCGTTCATCGCCGGCATGACCGGCTGAAGGAGAGACGATGAAGATCAAACTGGTGGTGGTGAAGCCGTTCGAGGGCTTCAGGCGGGGCGACACGATTACCGACGCGGCGAAGATCGACGCCGTGCTGGCGTCCGCCCAGGCCGGGTCGGTCGTGCGGGTTGTGGCGGAGGGCTGAGGCATGCCGATATCGCAGGCAGGCGCGCTGAACACGACGGCGCTGATCGTTCCCGACCTCTATGTGCAGATCGTGCCGCCGCAGACGCTGCTGCTCAACGGCGTGCCGACCGATGTGCTCGGCGTGGTCGGCTCGGCGTCGTGGGGGCCGGTGGGCGAGCCGATGATCGTCGGCTCGATGGGCGACTACGCCGCATCCTTCGGGCCGGTGATGGCGCGGCAATACGACATGGGCACGGCGGTGGCCGTGGCGGTGCAGCAGGGGGCGTCGAATTTCCGCTGCGTGCGGGTGAGCGACGGCACCGATGCCGCGGCCTCGGTTTCCATTCTCGGCGCGCTGACGCTGACGGCGCTCCATACCGGATCGCTCGGCAACGCGATCACGGTGACGGTTTCGGCCGGGTCGGCGGCGAACAGCTGGCGGCTGACCGTGGCGCTGCCGGGGCGCACGCCGGAGGTGTTCGACAACATCGCCGGTACCGGAGCCGCGTTCTGGCAGGCGGCGGCGAATGCGGTGAATGCCGGGACGGGGCCGCTGCGCGGCGCCTCCGAGCTGGTGGTGGCGAGTGCCGGCACGTTGTCGACCCCGCCGGTGACGGGGGTCTATCCGTTCGCGGCCGGCACGCCGGGCAGCGACGGCGCCGGCGGGCTGACCGCCGCCTCGCTCGTGGGCCAGGACACGCTGCCGCGGAGCGGGATGTATGCGCTGCGCGGGCAGGGCTGCGGGATCGCGGTGCTGGCCGATCTCGACGATCCGACGCAGTGGAGCCCGACCGTCGCCTTCGGCCTCGAGGAAGGCTGCTACATGATCCTGGCCGGGCCGCCGGGCGACACGATCGCCAATGCGGTGTCGGCGAAGCGGACGGCGGGGATCGATTCCTATGCCGCCAAGGTGATGTTCGGCGACTGGATCTGGTGGTACGACCAGGCGAACGGGATGACCCGGCTGGTGTCGCCGCAGGGTTTCGTGGCCGGGCGGCTCGCCAATCTCTCGCCGGAACAGAGCTCGCTGAACAAGCCGCTCTATGGCGTCGTCGGCAGCCAGAAATCGGGGCGCGCTGCATCCGGCACCACCAGCACCTATTCGTCGGCCGATCTGTCGGCGCTGATGTCGGCCGGGATCGACGTGATCGCCAATCCGCAGCCGGGCGGGGCGTTCTGGGGCGTGCGCGGCGGGTTCAACGCCTCGTCCGACAGCGCGACCAACGGCGACAACTACACCCGCATGACCAACTACATCGCCGCCACCCTGTCGGCGGGGATGGGGCAGTATGTCGGCCAGCTGGTGAACGAGACGCTGTTCCGCCGCATCCGCGGCACGCTGCTGGCTTTCCTGAACACGATGCTCGGCCAGGGCATGCTCGGCACCACCAACGGGGCGCTGCCCTTCGCCGTGGTGTGCGATGCCTCGAACAATCCGCCTTCGCGCACCGGGCTTGGCTATGTGCAGGCGGATGTGCAGGTGCAGTACCAGGCGATCAACGAGCGGTTCATCGTCAATGTCGAGGGCGGGCAGACCGTGCAGGTCAGCCAGCAGACCCTGCCCCAGGGCACGGTGTGAGGTAGCAGATGCCATATAACACGTTTACCGTTGGCAATGATTGCCAGCTCGTCGTCATGGGGCCGTTCGGCCGGGTCGATCTTGCCCATGTGACCGGATTCGAGGTGAGCCAGGTGACGCAGAGCGTGCGCGTCGACCGGCTCGACGGGGTACAGCTCGGCGCCGAACTGCCGAGGGGATGGCAGGGAAGTTTCCTGCTCGACCGCGGCACGTCGGCGGCCGACGATTTCATGGCGCAGATCGAGCAGGCCTATCTGTCGGGGCAGGCGATCCCGCCGGGAACGCTCTATCAATATGTGAATGAAACTGACGGATCGACCTCGACCTACCAGTTCGATGGGGTCGTGTTCAAGCTCAGCTCGGCGGGCGTGTATCGCGGCGACATGCCGGTGGCGCAGAAGCTCGACTTCTTCGCCTCGACGCGCAGGCGCGTATGAGCGGCGGCGCGGTGGAGGACGCGCGCGGGCGGGTGCTCGCGCTGCGGCCGCTAACGATGCTCGACCGGCTGCGCCTGTTCAAGGCGCTTGGGCCGGAGCTGTCGATGAACGAGGCGTATCTCGGCGTCGCCTCGCTGGCGGCGTCGGTCAGCGCGATCGATGGCGTGCCGCTGCCGTTTCCGGCGAGCGAGGCGGCGGTGGAAAACGCCGTCGAGCGGCTCGGCGAGGCGGGCATCGAGGCGGCGGCGGCGGCGTTGCAGCCGGAGGATGCCGATACGGTGAAGGCGCTCGCGGGAAACTGAGCCGGCACCCCGCGCTGATCGACTGTCTCTACCTGGTCGGGCGCGGGGTGCCGTTCGAGGTGGCCTTCACGCTCGGCGAGGCGGAGCGGATCGCGTTCGTCGTCGCGTGCGGGGAGCTGGACGGGCTGACATTCGACTGGAAGGCGATGGCGTGGGTGCAGGTGTGAGATGGCGCGACGGTGCGGGGGCGCGGTTCGCCGGGCTGGCGCGGGGCGGGTTCGGGCGGATCGCGCCCCGGCGGCTGCGCTTGGGGGCGCGGAGAATGCGGCGGGCGGTGACGTCCGCCATGCAGGCGGCAGCGGTGGCGTTTCCGACCAGCCGCCGCGACGGCGGGGCGGTGTGGGCACGGCCCGGTGGATGGCAACATGCCGCGCGGTTTCCGACGGATCGCGCGCGGCATCCATGGCATCCGCGGCATTATGCTTCGTTCCGTCCCGGCCTGTGGGCTGCGGCTGTGACGGGGCGGCGCGTGGCGCACGGCTTCGGGCCGGAGATTCGGCGGGCGGGCGCGCATCTGCCGGCGCATCGGGTGCCGGCGGCACGATCGAGGCGGGCGGCGGCGCGGGACGTGCCGCTGATCCACACCGCCCTGCGCGCCGGAGCTCCGGCGATGGCGGCTTCGCGCCGCGTGGTGGCCCCACATGTGGCGTCAGGTCGCTCCGGGCCGCATGCCTGGAATGGGGCTCATGTTTCATCCGCATCGTCGGCGCGACCGGTGGCGCCGGTCGTGCCGGGGCGGGCGGTCGGTGCGGAGGCAACGGGGCTGGCGGCGGCGGCGGTGCGGCCGGAGACGCGGTTCGCGGCGCCGGAGCGGATGGATCTCGGCCGCTGGCTCGGCGGGTTGTTCGGCGACGAGGCGCGGCGGC